CTAGTTATACTTTTAGCATCTGCGTTATCACCTGTGTTTTTATTAAATATGTCTGCTGATCTTCTATTACCTAATGCCATATTAACTTATTGTATATTCGTAAACTATTGTAACTACTAAATCCACGTTTGTTGCAGTTGTATTTTTAACTAATGAAAAACCTAGTTGATCTCCTTCTTCAAACACCCAGTCAGCAGCATTACTACCACCAACACCACAAGGTACTATTACGGTAGTCTTTGTTGCGCCGTTAAATGTTTCTGAGGCTTGAAAACTACTAGTTTGATGCGATGAAGATGTTCCGTCGTGAGCTCTTCTAGACATATATATTGTACAGCTGCTACCCATGTTACCAGAGCCTCTAAATAAAATTTTAACTACTTTACCATCGTATGCAGGTAAAACTCTAGTATAATATAAACTAGAGCTACTACCATCTGCTAATGAGTTAATAGGGAAGTAATAATCAACAGTAGAACTACCGCCATCTAAAGACATGTTGTGATGGCTTGTGACTATTTGAGTTGTCTGTATAGGCGCGCCTTCAATTGTAACTTTACCAGCTGCAGATCTAGCTATCGTAGTGTCTGAAACATGGCCAAGCTCTATGTTGTCAGCAAAATGTACGTTTGAATAAAAATTTACCGCCATTTAATTATATTTAATTGTATTTTACGTATAAGCTACTGTTCCAGATGCTGTTGCTCCTTTTAACGATGTTATTAAAGCTCTACAGTCATTTGGAGGTGCTGTTCCAAAGTCAATTGAAACAACGCTTGTACTAGCCGTAGCAAAGTCGTCAGTAGTTCTAGCAATGTCACACATAATGTTTGCTTCAGTAGTCTTATCATAAACCTGAACCATTATGTCTGCGGTACCTAAGTTGTGTGTTATAGTAACTATATTAGCATCTGTTAAGCTAGATACGTCTATATCAGCTACTACAGATCTTGCTGCTAAACCGTCAGGCGTAACAGCTCTAGTTGTACTAGTGCCAGTTTGTGTTTCTGCAGACGTAGCAAGTTCAACCGCACCAACAGCATCTGTTGTAGCTTGAGCTAATACAGCTGCTCCACCAATTGTAAGAGCGTCTGTCTCAAGCGTGCCGTCTACATCAACATCTCCACTTACATCTAATTCAACTACAGTTAAAATGTTTGAAGAAGGATTATAATTTAAAGCTGTATCAGTTTCTATTCCCTGCTGTCCTGTAGCACCGTCAACAAACGTTAGGTATACAGTCTCGTTGTTAGAGTTGTTTGCTACAGCGGTAACATTTGTAGCCGTTACTGCAGTAGTAGCAGTAGTAGAGTTACCTGTTAAGTTACCAACAAAATCAGAAGCCGCCATTCTAGTCAATGAAGATCCAGCTTTTAACTCCATTCTACCGTTACCAGCGCTCCACATCCAAGTAACGTCATCGCCAGATCCACCTTCAAGAGTTATACCAGCGCCGTCAACCACGGCCGAAGTAGAGTTGTCAGAGTCTAAAACTATATTGTGATCTCCTATGCTTACAGTAGTTGAATCTACCGTTGTTGTAGTACCTGAAACTTGTAAGTTACCAGTAATAACAATCGTATCGCCTGAGTCAGTACCTATAACAATGTTTTGATCTGCAGCGCCGCCAGCTGATTCTAATGCAGCTAGTCTAGTTAATAAGTTAGCATTACTTACATCTACGTCTGTGTTTGTAGTAAACGTAAGATTGTTCTGCATGAACGTTTGAATAGCTGTACCGCCAAGCGTTATAGCGTCAGCTTCCATAGTACCATCAACGTCAACGTCACCAGATATATCTAAGCTAGTAGCTTCAATTTCACCAGAAGCTTTAAATGTTACACCGTCACCAGCGCCAACTCTAAATATCATTTGGTTATCTGTGCCAAACTTAATTTGATTGTCAGCATCTCTACCTAAAACTAAACCGGTGTTTAACACAGAAGTTATAGTTGTCTGTGCGGCTGTAATAGCTAAATCATTTGCGTTAGCTGTAATACCATCACCACCAACAGCGTTTATAGTTCTAGAACCATCTATTGAACCACCACCAGTCAAACCTGTACCAGCCGTTATTGTAACACCACTGTGATCGATATGCTCGTTTGCTACGAAGCCACTTAAATTATCGTGTACAATCTCTGAGTCGTTAGTTTGAATATCGTTAGCATTAACAGTAATACCAGTTCCGGCAATAGCATTTAAAGTAACCGCGCCAGATGATCCACCACCAGTTAAACCTGCGCCAGCAGTAACACCTGTAATATCACCAGTTGTTGTTGATAGCGTTACAAAGTTAGACCCGTCGTATACTCTTAGAGTATTATCTCCTGAGTTGTAGTATATTTGACCAGCGGCTGGGCTACCAGGATCTGATCCTGCATTTTGTACTACGGCGTTTTGTAGTTCGTTTTTATTTAAGCTTATGCTGCTGTAAAAATTAATAGCCATTTTTTATTTTTTTAATTAAGATATGCTTTTCCTTGAAACGCTAAAGCGCTACCACCAGAAAAAAATGTTATTGTAAGCTGTTTGTTAGAGTTGTACACTACTGTGCCTTGAACTATACTGTTTCCAGAGTCTATAACTGTAACAGAAGGAAATCTATTTAAGTTATGTGTTATTACCCACGTGTCAGATGTTGTATTCTGATTGTGAGTAAAAGTAATGTCACCTATTATTGGTGACGTCATAACTTCTTTCCCTATAAATTTCATGTTAGTTAATTAAAATATCTACAAGTTGTGTTCCGTCACTAGCGCCTATCGTAGCGAACAAACCAAAGCCTGTAGAAGAGTTGTTGTTAAACGAAAGCATACTAGAATCGTCTAACAATAATGAAACCCCGTTAGGTATAACTACATTTTTGATAATAAAAAATGTTTTAGCTGTACCGCTGTCAGGCGAGTTCTGCAAAAACAAACTTATAGTAGCGTCTGAGGTGTCGTGGGTATTAGCGATAACTATAGAGCTTATACCACTTACCCCGTCACCAGGGTTTAGTAGATCTATATCTACACCAGTGGCTACTCCATTATGGAATAAACCACTGTTGTAGGTTATACTATGCCTCTTTACCGCTGGCATGTTTAGCTAAATACTTGATATTCAATAGTCATATCAGTAGCTACACTAGGGATAACAGTTATGTCATCATCTACATCCCAAGGAAACCACATCCAGTCACCGCCGTATAATCTACCTATTTCTTCAACGTCACCACCATCGTGAGCTCCAATAGTAATTTTGAAAAACTCTGTAGCGTCTGTTGAAGGATTGTTGATATAAACGTATGCGTGAGTTGTAGAAACACTACCAGTTGTAATTAAATCAACTTGGCTAGTGCTTGATAAAACTTTAGTTACGGATGTCATTGTTGTTAAACCCGTTGTACTACCAGCTTCAAATAAAGAGCTAGTGTTGCTAACATTGATATTGCTATCTGTAATATCGCTAGCTAATGAAATTGTTGCGTTTACTGTTGCCATGTCTTTATTATTAAGCGTTAGTTAAAAAATCTGTGTCTTCATGGAATAGCGCGTACTCAACAGGTATGTCTCCAGTTGAAGCTGTCCAGCTAGATGCTGCTACTTCAATATCAGCGGCTGTATCTGTTTGACTCCATGGGAAAAACATCCAGTCTCCTGCGTATAGTTTTCCAATTGTTTGAGCATTAATTGTTACTGTAACGTATAGGCTAGGATCTGTAGCTTTGTTTATAATATAAACTTTAGCTGCTAAATCATTACCTTCAGCGTTAGCGCCAAGTAATACTTTGTTTACTGTAGATCTTAAATGAACTCTGTTGAGCCCAGTAGTTTGATCTAAATCAGTTGTAGCCCCTGCTTTCGTGCAAGTAGCCGTTTTAGAAACATTTACTGGATCACCAGCAATGTCTGCACTTGTTAATGTAAAAGTTGCTGTTGTTGCCATTTTTATTTATTGTTTATAATTTATTAATCTACAAAAAGCATGTATTCTAGTGTCATATCATTAGCACTAGGATCTATCTTAATGTCGTTGTCTGCGTCGTGTGCTGACCAAGGTATTAAAGCCCAGTCGCCAGCGTAAATTCTACCTAAATCTTCACCATTTATTGTTACTAAAAAGTATTCTGCAGCTGTTGTAGAAATATTTTTTAAATATAGTTTGTGCGCTTTATCTGCCGTGTAGTCATTGCCGTCAAACAAAGTGTATTGAGCGTGACTACCTGCTACTGTTTTTCTACTTAAACCAGAAGTATTAGTAACACCGGTAGAGTTGCCAGCGCCTGTAAGTGTAGCTGACGTAGTTAAAGCTAATTCGTCAGACAATAAGTCTGTGCTAGCTAATGTTAATGTTGCTGTTGTTGTTGCCATAGTTAGTCGAAATCTATATATTCTATTATTACTTCTTGTCCTTGCTCTATCGCTTTTGCAATAGAAGGATAAATTCTTTTATACGCGTTAACGCTTTTGCCAATGAAACCGTCAGGTAGCAATTGGTTATTTTCTTGGCTGTCGCCCACAAGCAGACAACCAGCAGTGTGCTCGTCAGTATTTCCAGTGTGTATAAGAATATACTCAAACCCAGGAACATCAACGACGTGAAGCATACCACGGTGTACACCAGGATATTTTCTACTGTATTTATCATGAAATCCACCTTCTTTTCTTAGCTCTACATTATAAATCCCAGCAGGCACTCTAGTCTCACCTTTTACTTTCAAAGCTCTAGCTTCATCTTCTAAAGTGTAGCACAGAAACCTATTTCCTAAATCGTTTTCCTCGAAAAGAAGTCCGTGAGTTGAGTCTTTCTCTGAGCTAAATCTTAATACTTTTAACTTCATATTATACGTTTAAAAGATTACATAGTTAATACCACACTTAAAGTCGTACCACTCTTTGCTCCAGTACTTGTTGTATTTGCCCTCTATAAAGCATCCTAAATTTTTGTTTAGCTTATAGCCAAATATTAAACCACCAGAATAATCGTACCATTGCTCGCCGTCGTTAAAGTTGTGGTAAGAAAACTCTCCACCATCGTTGTAATGATAAGGCATTAAGTTACCCCAGCTATGTAGCCAAAAGTTTTTCTTGTAATGATAAAAGTCAAAACCTACAACAACAGAGTGTTGCCATTGGTTCTGTAGTTCTTTACGCTTGTCTTCAACAAAGTCTTTTAATATACCAGGCATAACTACTTGATTCCATACTTCTGAGCTAGTAGCTACAATCTCTCCATCAGGATTACGGTACTCAGATTCATATACATCGACGCTATAACCCTCTTCAATAGCTAAACACGTGTAGTGTATTCTATTGTTGTCAAACGACCACTCTTCAAGTGGATCATATCCATAAGGCTCGGCAAGTCTTTGCACGGCCCCAAGGTTAAGCGATAATTTACCTTTACCTACTCTAAGTCTCTGTGAAGATTCAAAGTATTCAATGTCTGCAAAACCATCTTTAATGTACTCGGCTTTAGCTAGCCAATTATCTTTTACATAACGCAAGAAATGCGTTTGGTCAAAGTACTCTATACCTTCTTGTCTTTTGTAATCTACTTCAAATAAGTATTCAAAAGGTGATCTACCAACACTAGCCGCGTCTGAAAACGATGTTTCTGTACCATCTTTAAATGGCGTTGATCCTTCGTAGCCAAATCTTTTTATTCTACGTATACCCATAGTTAATGAGTAATCGTACGGAGTAAATATAGTGTCGTACACAAGCGTACTACCGTCTACAGAATATATATCTTCATCTGATAAAGAAGTACCGCCGTTTGCAGCTACGTAAAATGTAGAAAACTTAAACGCTTTTTTAATTTGTGAACAACACTTTTTAGGTGCCGCACAAGAAGCTAAGAATAATATTAATATTGCTATATATCTCATTGTACAATAAGCTTTGTTGTTATGTTTAAGTTATCTTTAGATATTTTAACTAAGTAAAATCCTTTGTCTAACTCTAATTGTGTAATGCTTTCAGCTTCGTAAACAAGTTTACCTTCTATGCTATACACTCGCACATCAACCTCAGCGTTAAAGCTTACTAAACCTGTAGAAGGATTAGGGTAAGGTAAAACTCCTAGCCTACTAAAAGACTCTACGCTAGTAGGTCCAGTCCAACCATCTTGGCAGTAGGCGTATAAATCGTCACAAGCATAATCCCACTGATCGTCACAGCAATATGGATCTACTTCTATCACCCACTCAAAGCAAGCATTAGGAATGTAGTATATATCACCAACGTAGCAATCAGCAGAATAATAGCAGCTAGAGTCTGGCACGTTAGCCTCTGCGTTATAATTAACAGCGGTCGGATCAGTACAACCAGGCAGCGGATAAATACAAGAGCCATTATCAGTGTTTGCAACTTCGTTATAATTTAATGCCGTACTATCAGTACAACCGTTAATAGTTAGTATACAACCTCCATTATCAGTGTTGCATGTGTCACAGTAGTTGAAAGCCGTAGGATCAATACATCCAAATATTAAAGGTATACAGCTTCCATCATCAACATTAGCATTAATGTTGTAATTGAAGGCGTCATCATCCATGCAGCCTTCTACGATAGCAATACAAGAGCCAGGTATTTCAACGTTAGCCAATGGATCGTAGTTAAATGCTGTAGAGTCCATACATCCGTATGCGATAAGTGTAGCACACGAGCTGTCATCATAATCATAAGCTGCGTCATATTCTAAATATAAAGGGTTAGTACAACCAGGATTATAATAGCAACTGCCATCATCTGTATTTACACTGTCGTTGTAGTTTAAGGCTATTTCGTCTATACAACCGTAGGTCTTTTCTATACAGTTGTTACCGCACTCAAGCTCAGCAAATAAAAATACAAATGGTGGTATTGGATTTACAAAGCCACCTTCTATTTCTATAGCAACATGCTCCTCAGAATAAAGAATATAGCCACATTGCACCGCGGTAAAATCTGATTGTTGAGTTATATTAAATTGTACTCTTACAGGCTCTGATATGCTTAAGTTAAAAGTAAACGTAGTATCAAAACCATCTTCTAAAGTAAACTCACCTATAAAATTATAACCTTGATAAACCTGTAGATATGATCCAGCCCAACCATTGCCAGCTAAATCTGTTAATTCTAGCGTATGAGAGCAGCTATCTGTTAGTATATCTGTGTTAGCCATACTGTCGTAATTAAAAGCTTCTATATCAGTACAGCCAAATAATTTTTCTGTAAAGCACATGCCTGTATCTACAGTGGCTTCAGGTAAAAACTCTACATACATCTCGTTCATGCAACCAAAAACAGGTGGTGGTGGCGCGCAGTCTTCTAGTGTAAACCCGTGAAATGCAGCAAATCCAAAGTTAGCAGAGTCCGGCTGTACTATAGTATCACCACAGTGAACTACGTAGTATGATCCATCTTGTCCACCCCATATACTACCAGCTACACCATCACCATATAAATCAGATATACTAAACAAATACTCTCCATTAGGTATACACACTTGAATAACCTGCGGCTGGTAATCTACAATATCTTCATAAGGTCCGCCAGTAACAATAGTATCTTCTAGCAATGATATAATAGCCCAAGAAGTTTCTTCTGGATATTGGTCAGGATTAATAATTATATTTACGTACGTGCCGTTAGGGCATTGCGCAAACGCTATATTAACACATAATAATAGTGTGATTAAATATTTCATTAAAATTTGCTTATTATAAGTTCTTCAATATATTCTTTAACTTCTTCTTTAGTTGCAACCATTTTGAAACTAAGGTCTGCTTGAAATCTTTTAACTTCTTCTCCATCATCAAATATTACTATTGTTGGTACTATTGCGATCTCATATTCGCCTTGATTGTTGTCATCTTCTATCAACAAGCTTTTAGTATCGCAGTCTTTTATTTTAGAAAACCACTCAACGTCGTTGGCGTCGTTCCAGCCGGCGTTAAAGTGAACCGCTTCAATTTGACAATAGGCCGTAGCACAAATTAAAAGCAGTATTGTAGTTAGTAGCGCTTTCATTATTTTAGCGCATCGATTTTATCTTCCATACGTATCATACGCTCTTCTAACTTCTTGACGTCATCTCTAGTTTCTATAATAGTATTACGTATGTTTTCGTCTTTCATGTTAAACTCCATGCGAGTTATATCTGGTTTTGGAAGTTCTTTAGCTTCAGCAATGTCAGCTTGTAAAACAAACCACATGCTTATAATAGTTGCCATACCAAATCCTATACCTATTAGAGTCTGTATACTAATTTTAAAACTAGTATTTTCGTTTAATTCTTTAGCCATTATTTCTCACCACATTTTTTGCTGGGGTTGTTAACCTGTCTCCAGTCTTCTTTTTTAAACCAATCTCTTAGTGTAGCTCCTTTTTTACGAGCTCCTTTTACGTTAGTTTTTGAAGACCTTTTGTATTTTCCAGCTTTACCAGATTTTTGTTTAGCGCTTACAAGTCTTTGTCTTTCCTTCTTGCTCATGCTAGCTATTTTAGCTGCAGGTAAACAAGTTTTTCGAGTGCCACCGCCTTTTTGCTTTTTAGTTGCAGGCGAAGACTTACGACAGCTACCTTTGCTACCTTCGGCAGTTCCAGGTACTCTTTCGTAACCGCTCCAACAAGGCAGTGGACTACTCTTAAACTTAGACTTAATGTCGTACATTTACTTTTTCTTCATTTTCATTTTCATAGCTGAAACTTTTTTCATTTTCATCGCAGCTTTTTTCATCATAGCCATAGACTCCTTTTTCATCTTCATTGCAGACTTTTTCATCTTAGCTACAGAGTCTGACTCTTTTTTGATTTTAGCTTGAACGTTTTTTGGAAGAGCTTCAAAACCTTTGTTTAATTTTGCAGGCGACTTTTTAGCCATTTTCATTGGACCTTTTTTCATTTTTGCAGGTGCTTTTTTCATTTTAAATTTTGTTTTTAATGTGTTTATACATTGAGTTACCTAATTTCTCGCCCATTTTACTATCTGACTTATAGTGCGCATGAGCAACCCGTCTACTATAAGATATATTTTCGCCGGTTTTATTAAAGGCTGATTTAGCTTTAGGGTATTTATCACCAAGAGCTTTAGCTATTAATATGCCTTGCACTGAGTGTCCTGATGGGTACGATGGTGTTTTCATTGATTCCATTTCAATATCTTTCATATTGATATTCATTTTTTTAGCTATAGTTTTAGGTCTTGGTCTGTTGAAATGTTTTTTTAACTCTATTATAATAGGTGCAGAGTCAGTTATGAGTTTTGCTGCAACCTTAGAATCATAATCTTTAACACCGCTGTCTTTAGCTGTTTTTTTAAAAGCAGCCTCAATGTCATCGTTGTCTTTCACAAACTTTTTGTTTAGCGGTATGCTTTCAAGTTCTTTGATCTCTTGCATCGTATCAAAAGTATTGTCGCCTGGTGGCTTCATCTTTTTGAATGAAGATATGTCAAAGTCCTTAAACATTACTTTTTCTTTTTAAAATCTCCTCTAGTACATCTTACACCCCAACCTGAAGCATAAGCACTAGGCCAAACTTTAAATTTCTTTTTAGCTCTAGCTTTACAACTAGCGCTAATTTTACCTAGCATAGGGCTTTTTTCTCCAATTGTTTTTACACCTAACGCTTTGTTAGGGCTTTTCTTATTTGGATTTCCTTTGCCACCATCTTTTTTACTAGCCCACACGGCTTTTCTTTGTGCTGCACTTACGTATCCCATATCTATATTTTTAACATTTCCATCTACGTCTAGCAGCTTTACCTCTTTCGCCAGTCCAACCTTTTGATCTTGCGCAAAATGATTTTCTACGCTTAGCTGCTTTGCTGCCAGGTTTAACTTTGCCTGTAACAGCTGTTTTTAGCTTACTACCTGGGTTTTTGCGTCTATACTCTTTAACTCCCTTAGAAGTCATGCCAGCGCCTTCCTTGGCTGTTCTAAAGTTTCTACCTTTACCCTTAGTTGTTTTTCTCAACCGCTTTTGCATTGGCGAATCTTCTTCTGACATCTTAAAGCCAGAGCCTATACCTCCAGCCCTGCGTCTGCCGCAAGAAGTAACTGCAAGTGGATTGTTTTTTTGGATATAAGCCATAGTCTATATATTACTTGTTTTTGCTTTATTTTACTGCTATCTACTTCTACTTCTACTTCCGCGGCCTCTAGATGATTTTCTAGATCTTTTCTTTTCTACTTCAAGCTCTTTTTCAGTAGCGCCTAAGTTCCACTTACTCCAACCAAGACCCATAGCTAATCTTTGCCACCAAGTAAATTCATTATTCATAGCATCTTCAATGTTTTGTGATTTTGTTTGCGCTCTAGCTGTAGGTAAGTTTGTAGTAGCTTCTACGGCTAAAGCTCCGGCTGTATAGATAGGATTGTTTATATCTAGCAGGCTGGTTTCTTCTATTTCTTTAGCGTTAAATATTAGTTCTCTTTCAGCTGATCGTAGTTTTCTTGCTTTAATACCTATCGGCGGTGATAATTGTAATAGCTCCATCATTAAAGCATTGTCTTCTTTTTGCCAAGACTCTAACTTGTTTTGCTCGTGCATTTTAATAGCAGCGTTCTTAATAGTAGATATAACAGCGCCACCAACGCCTGAGCCTCTAAGTATACTGTCTATAGTTCCGTTTAAAATTCTATCTCTTTTTTTGGCAAAAAACTCTTCGTCTTGCGGATCATCACTAAACATCATCGCAAACAAACCTGTCTGCAAAGTATAGAATATAGCGTTTTGAACGGCTGTGTAATACATTATTCTTGATATGTTAGACATATCGCTTTGCCATTGAGTAGTATAACCAGGCGCTTTTCTTCTGTTTATTAAATCTAAACCTGCTTTTTTAATTAATCTAGCGTACTGAGACGGCGTGTTTTGAAACGCTAATATTACTCTACCTAACGGAGACGCTTGTTGTTGGCTTAACATATCAGGTCTTGCTGACTGCTGTGTTGCTTCTGCTATTTCTTGAAAGTCGTCAAAAGCTTTAGCTTGAGCCTCTTGTTCAGAAAGCCCTTGGCTTAAGTATGTTTTAATTCTATTTCTATAAAACGTTGCACCACCTAAAGCTATAGCGTTACTATCTGCTAGCTGCGTTGGTGTAAACCCTAGATTTAACAAGTACTTTATTAAAGCTCTAATAGGCTGTTTAGACTTTGAAACTTGAGCAGCTATTTCATTAGCATTAAGATCAAATGCTCTGCCAGCTCTTCTTTGCTTTAGCATGTCAGAGTTAAATATAGTAACATAATCTGCCCAAAACTGTTTTTGATTACCAAAAGCCACAGCGGCTTTAAATATGTTGTTGTCTCCGTAGTTTAAGAAGTTAACCATAGATAATTGCTGTAGCACCGCAGATCTAGAGTTAAAGAACATTGTAGCGCCTACAGAACCGTTTATGTAGTCTAAAAATCTATTAACCAGCCTATTTTTACCTGTAGGTCTGTTAGTTCCGTTTTTAGTTCTATAAAGAACATCTTCTAAAGCTTCTCTAAAATTAGTACCATAAGCAGCTTCAATTTTATTTAAGTTTTCTGTAGAAAATATAATATCAGCGTTTTCTATAAACTCTTGAAAAAACTTACCTCTACCCACTCGACCAGTAGCGTCTTGTAGATCTGTAGTTATATCACCAATTTCCCAGCTTTCGCCTGGTTTAACATAACCTTCTTCAACTCTAGATATTACAGCTAAAGACTCAGCAAATGTAAGTAAATCTTTGTCGTTTAAAACAACTCTAGCTAAATCAGCTTTATCTGTTTTAGTCATGCCAGGTATATCAAGATCAAACTTACTCCAAAGATAAACTCTTACTGCATCAGATAATAAGTAATCACCATCAGGAGTTTTAGTTGTTAACCTTTTTCTCATGCCTGGGTATTGCTTTAATAGAGCCTTGTAGTCGTTTGATATAGCTTGCTTGGCAGAGTTTAACTCCCTGTACGCTCTATTCAAAGGTTGTATTAAAGATTTTTCAAAAAAGTCTCTGTGCTGATTACCTCTTTTGCCTTTACCCATAAAGTTGTAGAGTAAGCCTACAAAATCTTCGTGTGAAGGCGGTATAAAATATCTAAATCTACCTTCGCCTTTACCTCTTTTCCTAGCCTTAGACTCTGAAAATCTTTTATTAGCATCTATATTTTTAACCTCTTCGAGTATGCTATTAAATCTATCGTCCATAGACTTGCTAAACTGCATTTTAGCTTGAACAGACTTACCTTTAATATCTAGCTGATCAAAGACATGCTTAACAGCTTTAACGTTTGGTAACGCATCATCAACGAAGTACATGTCATTATAACCTTCAGCGTATTTTTCTACAAACCACTGCGCTTTAGCGTCGCCTTCACTTCTACCTAATCCAGTGATATTTTCTAAAGGTATATTTATACCTTGACTTTGAAGCCATTTATGTATAGGTCCTGCCGCTTCTTGCATACGAGCTGTTAAAACAAACACGTTGCTAGGGCCGTACTTACGTATTTGGTTTTTCATCTTTTGTAGTAGCGGACCTTGTTTGCCGCCTCTTACATTTGCAAAGTCAGAAAAGTCAAAAGTATAACCTTCTTGAGCATAGGTAGGACCATCTATTGGCCATTTGTCAGAAGGTATTTTTACTACATCATCACCCTTAGTTGCTGTAACAAAGTTTTTACCATCAATAATTAGCGTTTCATCAAAGTCAAACGTAGACATACCTCGTGATTTTGTTTCACTACTAGAAGATCTAGCGTTTGTAATAGCTTTGCTAAACTTAACTGTTCTGCTAGCGTTGTCTTTTAATGCTATTGACTTACCTTCTGCGTTAACTTGAAACTCTTGTCCAAACGTTTTTCCGTCTATAGTTATTAGTGAGTTAGGGCTTATACCACCACTAACTTTAGATACATCGCTATTGAAGTATCTGTTCCACCAATTATTTTCTATTAAATCCCAGCCTACGGGCATACGTCTTTGAAGACCTACTGATGTTAGTTTTTTGTCCATAGCTTTATCTAGCGATATAAGCTTATAGTTTTCTATAACTAAATCGTAAGAAGCTTTAAAGTTAGAATCACCAATAGCAGCATCCATCAGGTATAGATACGCGGCTGTTGCAGGCATAGCGTGTTCATATTCAAATCTAGTTCCAGTTATTGCTTTTGAATAACCAGCAAATTGAGCTCCAAGCTTATGCCAGTGGTTAGTGTCACTACCAACAAGCTTTAAGTATGTTCCAATAGCAGCTGCAGTTTTAGAATTAACTTGACCACCTTTGTTTATAGCTTTGTTAAATCTTGACCACATTTCTCTGTGTATTAAACCAACTTTTTCGTTCCAAGCTTTAATGTCACCGTTTTTAATTTTCTTTTTTATCTTAGCAACATCGCTAAACATAGTATCGTAGCTAGATATGCTAAAATCTATTTCTTTGCCATCTACGATTATAGGTTTACCAAAAGAGCTGTCAGGTAGTTTACTTAAAGCCTTAAGTCTATCTCTAAAGTCGTTGTAAGCTTTAGCTTCTTCTGGTTTTTTATACTCATTATTTTTATTCTTTCTTTTGCCGTCAGTTGTTGACATGCTGAGACCGTACGTTTTATTGCTAGCTGTAAACACAGTGCTGTCAGGTCCAAACCAAAAAGCTCTAGGCATTAATGGTAATAGCTCTTCTTGTATAGCTTTAATAAAACCTTCTCTACCTTCTTCTTTTGTAAGTTTAAATGTAGGATCAACACCTAAGCTATTTAGTAGCTTATCAATACCTTTAGTTTCTAATTCAAACAAAGATTTAATGCTTATTACATCCTTAACTGACTTACTAAACGCAGCCTTACTCTGAGCAGCTGTAATGTCAGCTGTTTGTTGTTTTATAGCTTTAGCTTCTTGAGGCGTCGCGTCTTTTAGTTTAGCCTCTTGATTTCTTTGAGCAGCTGATAAAGAAGCGTTGATAGAATAAACTTTAGCAAGACCTTTTAATAACTGGCCTATATTTCTATCGTATAAGTTTTGCTGACCAGCTGGAGTTATACCTATATCTTTTTTAAGTTGATCTACAACTTCTTTAGTAGGGTTTACAAACTTTTGCTTTAGTTTTTTAACTGGGGTTTGAGACTTTAAACCTCTACTTCTACCAGACGGAGATGTCATAACACCAGAAGGATCTGTAAAATCTTCATAAAAATAATCTAAAGGTAATCCTTTTAGTCCTATAGCAATGCCATAAGTATCTCTTGAAACGTCTATACTTTCTCCAGCTTTGTTTATTTCAGCTGTAGGCTCAGAAACATTGTAAAGCGGTAATGTTTTGACAAAGTTGCTTAAGTTTTGCTCAGCGCTAAAAACTCTTTGTATATTTAAAGCTTCAGAAGGTAAAGCCATACCTTCTTTAACTTTAGTTGTAGGCACTAAATTTGCACCTCCTTCCATTATTTTTTTAGCAGGAACATTAAATATCATCTCACCTACTTTGCCAGCATACTTAGAAGATATATCTTTAAAGTTATCACCTTCTTTTACTTTTACAGTAGATTTTATTTTGTCAGAAACTTTTCTTGTTTCAGCAAAGTCAAGTATATCTATTTTAGTTCTTTTTTGTTCAGCTTGCTGAGAAGAATCTGTATCAATTATAGCTGTTTGTTTTTCAACTTTAGAAGCCACAGCTTCATCAGTTGTAGTCTGGAATATATTACCAAACCTAGGGTTATCTTTATAAAACTCTTGAAGTCTAGCCTGTAGCAGCTTGCCAGCAGGAGTTGTTGAGTTTAAATAACCCATTATACTATCGTTTCTATTTGGATTATATTTTTTAAGTAACCCAAATAAACCTCTTTCTGATGTAACAAAGTTTTGTACTATGTCGGCTCTATCTTCTTTTGTTATACCTTCTATAGTAGGTAAAATTCTGTCAACTTCATTTTTTAAAGTGTCAGCCGCTATAAACGCTGTGCTTTCTTTAGTTTCAGGATCTATAAGATCTTCTTTTAAAGCTTCAACTTCTTGGTATACTCTAGAAAACTGTGCTTCGTCAAAAGTTACATCACCCTTAGTGGCTTTAGTAACGCCTTTGCTTAAGGCGCCTTTGTGTATACTTTTATTATAATCTTTTAAAAAGTTATAGGCACCTTTACCACTTGTAAAATCAACGTCGGCAAGGCCAAGATTTGCAAATAATCTTCTTACAAAGTCTTGTATTTTTGTAAATACGCTATCGTTAAACTTAACCTCTTCGTTGGCAATAAGATCTGAAAATATAGTAAAATATTCGTCTCTATGTTCAGACATATAGTCTTGACCGTAGTTTTCATCAATTCTTTTTTGAATTAAACCCGCGTTTTCTTCGCCTATAATATTTAAAAATTCAGATATAGTTTTATCAGTTATTCTACCTTTTTGACCGCTAGCTTTTATTATACCGTGTAGCAGCTCATGGTTACCAGCGTTATCGCCATACAATTTCTTTTTAGCAGCGTCTTTATTTATTACTATTTCACTATCTAAAATAGTGCCTGGTGTTTCTGATAATTCTTTAGATGTTTTATCTGGAAATCTTTGTTCCATCTGCTCTTGAGTAAGCTCTGTAAAGTCTAGCCCGTACAATTTGCTATGCTTTTTAGCAAACTCCATATTAGCTTTGTAGTCTTTCTCAGCAATGGCTTCGTCTACTAAACCTATAGTTTCTACGTCACCTGAGAGCGCAATACCTGCTCTAGCAGCTTCTTGTTTAGCTGTAGCTTTTTTACCTAAACCAGTAAAGTCGTTTTCCATTTGAATATCGGCGGTAGCAACGTCAACATCGTCAGCTGTATCAACAAAATCTTTCACTTGCTCGTAAGTAACAGTCTCACCGTTAATCTTGTATACTGGTGCTTTTGCTGTAGCCAAAGCATATCCTACGTTTACCGGTGCAGTTACAGTACCTGTTATAGCTTCAAAACCTATTTCTGCAGCGTCCATATCTTGACCTGCAGCAACTCTACCCGCAACCTCACCAGCACCACCACCTACAGCTTCAACAGTTGTACCTGTAGTAGCGGCTGCAAGAGTTGATTTTCTAGCGCCTTTTACAACTTGTTTGGTAGTAGCAGCTACTTTACCAGCTAAACCTCCTGTAAGACCTTCTATTGAGCCGATAGCAAGGCCTCTACCAATAGATCTATTTCTTATTTTTTGTCCTTTTGGTCCTTCTAGTAACGCTTTAATATTTTCATCAGTAAACTCTTTACCTTCTAGCTTTAATTCTTTTTCGATAAGCTCACCAAAAGTTAAAGCAGCTTCCATAGACGTTGCTAATCCACCCATAGCTCCAGCAATAGCGCCAGGCGCTGCTCCAATAGCGGCACCAGCAATTGCACCAGTACCTGCGGCGGCTAATGATTCAGGCGCGTCAAAAGCTGTACCTACTTGAGTACCTAACGATTGTACGAAAAGCTCTGGTAATAAACCAGGTTGATTTTTTACGCCTCTAAAAAAAGCAGACCACGTCTTGCCTTCTTTGACATATTGTTTTTGAAATTTTTGCATACGCTCAGAAGGAACGTAGTTTTTAGCTTCATCTTCTTTAGCAGCTATAAAATCTCTAACTTTTTCTATGTCAACGTTAGAAAAGTTTTCAGCCATAAGATCTGTGGCTTCACCTGTAGTGCTTGCAGCTCTAAAACCTCTACCAAACCATGTTTGATCAAACCAACTTACTGATTCCGATGAACCATCGTCCAATTGCGACCCCATATCTTCTTGGCTCGCCGTCGGGTCTTGCGGTAAGCCGACTTGCTTTTCCACAAGGCCTTGCTCTTTCATTTTTTCTAAATACAAACCAAAGTCAACACCCTGTCTGTTAGCAGCGTCTTGTAGTTGTTCTATTGAATAACTTTTGCCATTTATTTCAAACATGCTATTTAATTTTATTTTATTATTAAATCAGGATCAATCGGCACTATGTAGGCACTAAAGTCTTGAGTGATTTGATCTGCTATATCTCTAGTAGCGTTTTCTCCTATATTATAAGTTTCATCAAAACTACCATCTTTACTTTTTATTCTTATTTTATTTCTAACAGTGCTAGTTGTTGAACCTGTACCAAACATACCTCCACCAAAACCAGTGGTAGTTGTTATTGGTAATATATCAAAATCTTCTCTAAATTGAGCGTTGAAAACATTAAATAAATTATCTCTTACTTCTTGATATTGTGCATTAGCAGTTTTACCTTTAGCTTCTATGTCTCTTAATCCAACAGTACCGGGCACGGTAGGAGCTACTCTTTCTTCCTCTGCTTTTGTTTTTTGATCTTTTAAAACATTAGAAACGTTGAACATAGAAGTACCTTCGCCAGCTCTCACGTCATTAGCACTTAGTAAACCTTCAATGTTAGCTATCTGGCTTCCTTTAACATTTTTTACAAAATCACCATTATTAAAAGCTTGCCAACCTTCGTCTTTGTCATAGTTGTAATCATAATGCAATCCTCTTATTGTTTGAGGATCTTCTGGGTCAAAGTTAAGTAAAGCACTTCTATTTTGCATCTGCTTTAAATAACCAATGTTTTGATAACCAGCTCTTTTGTTTGGATCAGGGTGATTAGGATCGCCGCTAGTTTCATTTCTACCATATAAAAACCCTCCATACTTATCAGTTTTTGTTGAAGTAGATTCTTCTTCTTCTGGCTTTGGCGGTACATAACCTTGACCAAACGTAGTTTCTTTAGCAAGCTCTGTTTTATAATAATCCATAAACGCTTCACCTATACTTTTGTTAGCTCCAGGTAAAACGTAGTTTGTGTTTCTTGTTTTTAACTCATCTACGATAAATGGATCAGAAACTGATTTACCAGCACTAGCTATATATTGTTGAATAAAAGGCTCCGTGTTATAAAATCTACCGTTTTTACTTAACGCGTTTGTTCCGTTTTGATTATCCCAAATCAAAGACTTAAGACCAGATTCACCAAGTTCTTCGCGCATTTTATAAGCCATAACATTTAAAGCGTCAGGCGTCATAGCGCCTTTAGCGTTTATCTTGTAAGTGTCTAGTTTGTTTTGAAGGTGGAATTCATAACCAGCTTTGTTTACAAACTCAGGTCCTTCAGCTGGTATAGTGTCAACGTCTATAGATTTAACGTTACCAGCCTTAGGGTTAGTCCACGTAATTTTACCATTTTTTATAGAGAAGTTATCTTTATTGCCTTGCTGAATATCGGTATACATGTCTCGATAAGCAGCGCCATTGCTAAATGAGAACTCACTCATGTCAGACGATTTTATTAAGTTTCTAATGTCTAAAAGCTTTTTGTTTTGATCTCTTAAATCTACGTTAGCTTTGTTTATTTTATTTATTTCAGTTACAGTGTCAGCGTAGTCTTTATTGTTAGGACTCATGTAAGCAAGCTTTCTATTAAGCTCTCTAAATCTAGCACTGTTTTCTTGCAGCTCTGAGCCTATAGCTTCTTCTGTACCATCAAAAAGTTGTGAGTCGTCTACATCAGGATTAGCCATATTATACTCAACCATACCTGCTACAGCTTGTTCTTCAGCTTTGTTAATGTAAGTTGTTATAGGACTAAAAAACGCCTGTGTAGCCATTTGATTCATGACTGGCTGCGATCTTTGTACTCTACCTAGCTGAGCTAGTTGACTATACAGGCCACCACCAACATTACCGCCCATGTTTGGTAAGAAGTCATAGCTCATTAAATTTGTTGAATTTGTTGTTTTTTTCTTTGCCATAATTATCCTGGAATATTATAAGTGTTTCCGTAATCAAACTGACCACTAGCTGGGCTAGTAGGATAAGTAACATTACTTGTCATAACATTAGCGTTTGGCCCGCTACCAGGCGCAAACTCTAAGTTAGAAGTTGATGGACCACCACTACCGTCAAACATACCAGAACTAACAGCTGATGTTAAGAAATCACCAAACGCAGCACTAGCGTTAGAACTAGCTTCATTAGAAAACTGAGTAGACGCCGATAAATTAGAAGCCGATAAACCGTACATAGCTTGAAGTCTATTGAATCCCATTTGTTCAACATATTGCTGTCCTTTACGATCAAGCATGTCTACTTGAAAATCTCCAGTAGCTATTAGCTGATCTAGCCTAGATTGCTCTTGTGCTGTTAACTGAGCTAGCTTAGAAGCTTCTTGAGCCTCTAATGTTTGTAGCCTTGACATTTCGCCAGCTTGCAGTTGCTGTAGTCTAGATCGATCTTGTGCTTGTAATTGATTTATTCTACTTTGCTCTTGAGCAGTCATAGACTGTAGTCTAGCATCTTCTTGAGCTCTTAATTGATCTAGTCTTGAAGCTTCGCCTCTACTCATCTGTTGTAACCTAGCTTGCTCTTGACGAGACGTCATTTGATTTTGACGCTCTTGCTGCGCTATATTTATAGAAGCTTCTCTAGCTTGCTGCGTACCTACGTTTGATATTGTTTGAGCTAAACCTGCTACGCCACTACTACCAGCTACACCGCCAAGCTGACCTAGTAGATTAGCTTGTTGTTGTTGAGATTGCTCACGCATGTAATCAGCGGCCCGCCTGTCTACCGTTAAATCTTCAAATACATTTTCAGCACCTTCAAATCTATTTTGTAAACCTGTGAATTGATTTTGCAAATCTTCAAATTGATTTTCCATGCCAGAGTATTGGCTAGATAAACCTAGGTAATTATTTTGTAATCCACTAAACTGATTGTCTAAGCCTGCGAATTGGCTGGTCAACCCTGAGTATGGGTTTTCTATACCCTCGTAAGGATTTGTAAACTCATAAGCTTCAAAAGCCTCTTTCTGCTCTTCGTACCTTTCTTGATCTTCTCTTCGCATGTTACGAGCTCGCTTAGCATCTTTTCTTGAAGACAAGTAGTTTAACCCAGCGATCACAGGCAATAGCCAAGGAGCTTTAAAAGGACTTTCTTTTTTATTTTTTTTATAAGGTGATGTTTTACCTACAATTGCCATATCATTACATTTTATCTTTTTATAGTTACATTTTAAGCGCGCTATTTACTGCTTGGGGAAACTTCAGACGCTATTGAAAATAGCTCTACTAATTCTGTAGAGTTGTTTTTTAACTTAACCTCAGCATAGTATCCTTTAATTCCAGACTTGTTAACAGAATTGTTTTTAGCAAACATTATTAAGTCGTTTGCCTGAGGTTCAGCTACCATGTCTTTTATTATTATAAAATTACTACCTAGCTTTGTTATTGTTCCAAGCTTAACTGGTAATACGTTTGCGCCAGCGTATGTTATACCATTTACCTCTGAAAATGGAGTTGTTTGAGCAGATACTTTATAAGCTACATCGTATGATTGTAGAGATGGATTATCAATACCTGAGTTGAATATTAATTTGTGATACGTTGCCATAATTAATCGTCTTGTCCTGTTGTTACAAATTTATCTAAATCAAAAAATATCGTTTGATTTGAACTTGGGTGTGAACTTATGTTTAAAGTTCCTTCTACAGTAAATTGAGTTGTGTACGCAAAGTCTTTATTAATATGCGAAAAAGTTAATTTTTCTCCGCCTTTAAAACTTTGAGCAACGCTAGATACAAAAGATCCTTGCGTAGCGTCAGCTGTTACGCCTGTTACAACAGCAGGCTGAGCATTAACACCGCTAAACGTGGCTGGATGCGTAAATCCAGTGCCTGGGTCATAGTTGTCAAGACCACTTATACCGTATGTGCCGTTAACGTTTACTGCAGTTCCGCTTACAGCGCCTCTAACGGTTGTTGTTACTTCAGCTATGTTAGTTATCTTTAAGTTTACAGATATACTACAACCTAAGGCAGCATTTATATTAGCTAGCCCATACCCGTTGAAAGTTAGTGTAGTGCCATCACTAGCATTGCATGTTTTGTTTAAAAATAAAGTTTTTGTAGTCGGATCTATTTTTGATATTACCGGCTTAATAGCGCCGCTAAAGCCAGTAACTCCTGATACTATTGACATACCTGCAAAAAGATTATCCACTGAGTCTACAACTAATTCATTACTTCCTGATATTGCTCCGTTGACAGTGTCAGTGGTGCTGAAATACCAAGCTGAATCTTGAATTATAGGTATCACTGTTTTAGCGTTAAACATAAGCCCGCTACCAAATCCATCATCTACATTCGACGTAACATTAGTTATTGTCCAATTAATAGAATTTGTAGATGGCGGCGCTGTAGGGCTATTTGTTATTGCAACGTTGCTAGGAAACGTATTGTAAAACGAGCTATTGTTTGTAGTGGCTACAGCTAACGTTAAAGTAGTATTACCTAGTTGCTTTAGTCTTTTATTTATAGGCTTACCTCTACGCATTTCTGTATTATCAGTAGGATCTGCTTGCAGCAAAATATCGTAATTAGCCCCAGCTACACCTGGAAAAACTATTACGCCTTCAAAAAAAGATCCAGATATAGTTCCTTTTAACATTTTTTGAGGACTGTGTCCAGCTGAAAACGTTTGAGTGTTAAAGTTATAATAATCCCCAGAAGAATTACTAACAATAATAATAAATTTAGCTCCGTCGTCTCCTAATATTTTAAATCTTTTTAAACCACCCGCTTCAGGAAGTTCTACTAGGTTTATAGATATGTTATTTATTAACTTCATATTATGATAGATCTTCTTCTTCTTCAAGCATTAAAACTGGGTTTTGTAATAAGATACCTACGCCTTGGAAATTAAGATTAGCTAAATTTTCTGCCACAGTATCTGAACTGTATTCAATACCTTTAATGTAATTAAACCATTTGTTTTCTTTTTCTACAAACTCTTTAACTGATCCTTGATCTAGATTAGTTTTTATAGACTCTACTCTCCACCCGTCTTTAGCAATTAAATTATACAGCTCAACATCATGGCCCATAGAGTCGTGCTTGTTAATTTTAGCTTGACTACCCTCGTACACAAGGGTTTTAAACGTTTTTATAACACCAGGCTCTGCGTTTAGAACAGTAGTAATTTGTGATTCTACAAGAGGTTGATTATAAAAAGTGTTGGCAATAGCATCTTTATGGTAATGCTGATGTATCTTACCTTCGTTAAAAGTAAAATATTTTTTAGACACATTAACGCCGCTTTCAGGATAATAAGATTTAAAACTTACCCAGCCGTTAACATCTTCGCTGTATGATATTGTTTTTTTATTAACCTCGTTTGTAGCTACCCTAGTCATTGTTATGTTGTCTAAACTAAAAGTATTTAAGCTATCAGTAGTTACAAATACTAAAGCTCCAGTTATCATACCAGGCTGATAATATTCTGACTGCTCTACTGTTCTTGTAACAACGCCTGACGTTGGGTTTGCTCCGCTACTAATAACAAAACCAACGCCTGGCTTGCTAAAGTAGTAAATATCAAACTGGCCTTCAATATGACCTACATCAACAGATATTTCGTAAGTTTCACCTTCGTTAATATCTTGACTTATAGATTGACTAACTTGAATATTCTCTGGAGCGCTAGCAAAAACTATCTGCTCGTTTTCAAACTTATATTCAGAAGAAGCTTGTATTGGGTTAGACTCTAAAGAAGCAGTATCGTAACTAGTAAATATCCAAGAGTCTGTATTACCTCCACTTACTATTTCAGAATCGTCTTGTATAGATATTTGAGTTAGTCTACCATAGAAACCTTCAGCGCCGGGCAGTATTGTTATTTGATCTTCTGCGTATTCTAGCGCTTCGGCAGCTACAGTGGTTAGACTAATCTGTATGTTAGATCCTACAGGTTGAGATATTGACTCAATGTCAACTGCGCTTCCGTCGAGGTTAAAAGGTATAGAGTAGTTAGTTCCGTAAGTATTTATTCCGGTAACAGATATTACTCTGTGCTGACCATCTTCCCAAGCTTCTGTAACGACATGTATTTGAAGCTCACCTTCAACTCCGTTTATTTGCCCTGTAGCCGTTGCGTCGTAGTCTGGAGCGTTTGTTATTTGAAAAGATAAAGTATAGCCATCTACAGTAGCTTCAGTTAAGTTACCCTCTAAGTCTTGAGTAATAGTGTTTAGTTGAGCGTTGGGGTGTTCGTAAAGATTCCAAACCCAGCCTCCGTTCTGATAGTAAGATGCAGGAACGTCTAGCGCTGTAACCAAGCTGTTTGTAGTGCTTGTATTCCAATTTAAAGAAAAAGTACCGCTATTACCACTGCCCTCAGCTAAAGTCACATCTATTAAGTCTATTCTAGTTACGTTTATAGCAGTTTCGTTGCCATAAGTACCTACTTCTAGCGTGCTCAACCCATTTGAAGTAGTTTGATCAGCTTGAAAAACAACTCTAAAAACTTCTCTTTGTTCGCCGCCGTAGTTAACTGTTATAGGCATAAACCTAACGTGGTTGGCGTTGTGTATTTGACCAAACATTCCGGCTGGGTAGTTGGTTCCAGGGTTTAAGTGGCTAGCTGTGTAAGCGGCCACACTTAACTCTGAAGTTATAGCCCCATACAACAATAGTCTTCCACCGTTAATGCTTATATTAGTTGTTTCATTAGTAATTTGATAACCATCATCTTCTAACTCTACATCGACAGCGTACCAATTACCGTGAATTAAGTTTACGCCTTGCGTTATTTTAGCGCTGGAAGTATTTAAAGTAATGTCACCATCTTCATATCCTACAACACTAACATAGCTATCTACGCTTAATGTTTCTTGAGTAGGTATGCTTAGATAGTAGCCGTCGTCTACAGAGCTACCGCTGTATGTAGTTATTGTTGTACCGTTGTTTGCCGCGTTATAAAAAGTAACGCCATTGTCGGTTATAGCGTTACCGCTACTATCTTCAAGAGCAAAATAGCTATAGCTGTTTCCTAATTCGTCTGTATGATTTTTTAATTGAACTTGACTAGAATTATCTGGACCATAAACTTCTTCTATACCAGCTGTTAGGTTTACCCTATCGTCAGAACTGCTTCCTGCCCAATCGCTAGGGTTAATATGTTCTACTACAACGAAAGGATCAAGATCTACATCTGGAAACGCAAGCACTTCAGGAAAGAAGGTTGCCGCTGAAACAAGTGTTCCGTCTACTTCAGTTACAATATCTCCAAGTGAGTCACCCGCAAAACCTACATTGCCAAATTCATCTGTAGCTTGACTTAAAGTTCCATATGATTGACCATTTACCGACGCCTCTACTTGTAAGTTTCCATCAACATCACCAAATGCCTCAGTACTTGAGATAACATCGTACTCTGCGGCTGCAGCTTGTTGAACTTCAGATATAGACTCAACGCCCGGAGAATCTAATTCGTTAACCTTAAACACGTAAAAACCTTCAACCCAAAGTTTATGCCTTGTAGTATTGCTCGATGCAGCTTCAATATCAACCTCTAATTTTTGTATAGCTATATCGTTATTAGCTAAATGCGAGCCGTCGTCTTTAAATATCCTAAACTTCACAACCATCGATCTATGCTCAGTATACCATCTGTAACCTCCAGAAGATGTGTATCTTTGCCCGTATAAGTTATTTTGTATTGAGCCGCCTAAGGAAGAGTCATCGTTTTCACTTTCATAGCCAGTTTCATTGTAGTTCGCATCTCTGTACTCTTCTTGTTCTCCAATAACGGAAACACCAGGAACTGCCCATGTAAAAGAGCAGTCGTAACTATCAAGAGCTCCACCTGGTGAGTAAAGATAACGTTTATTTGAGTTAGCCCAAGAATACTCTGAATAACCAACAAAACTAGCGTTAGCTGTTTCAAAGTTATTTGAGTTTGTGTCTGATCCGCCAAAAGAAGTCCACGGATTATTAGTGCTAGTTGCTGTATCACTAGCGCCCACGTAGTTGCCTATACCTATATTACTACCTGGCACAGATCTAAATCCATCTGCATTTCCTGTAGTACCATCGATAAGCCTTAACGTAATGTCCATATTAGGAGCGGCGTTAGCTTGACTACACGTATCGTCTGACCACTGGGTTTGGTTGGCTTTATAAAACTCTACTCTATAGTTTATTTTGACAGCTAGCTCTTCACCATTAAATATAGTCCAGTCTGTAGCGTCTGGATATTGCGCTCGAACAGCGCTTTGAACTTGATTAGAAAAGAATTCATCAACAGGCGTACTGGGAATTTGTATCGAATCTTCATTGTTTAGCGCAAATCCTCCTGGACTAGGTCCTCCTCGTGACTGACCATCGTTAGAGCTACTTGAAGTGGCTAGATTGTCTGCATTTGTAAGGTTTACATAAAAAGGAGCGTGTACAGTGGCAGTTGCGCTTGAGCTTGTAATTCCTTCAGTATCTAAATTAACAGAAAACTCTTCTCTTCTAAACAAGTTTCTAAAACCATCATATACAGGAAAAACACCTGCAACAAAATCTTGAGTTGTCACTAGTTCACCTTGATTAGTCTGATATTGCTGAGTACCACCCGCGTTTATAGTAGTAACTATAGGTCCGTAATTCGGAACAGTAGTATCTTCGTATACAGCTGGTTGATCAATTGTTTGAGCTTGATAAGCCGTGATGTCTCCAGCTGCTATTCCTGGAAAATAAGTTATAATAACGCCAGCATCAATACCTGTGTTTAACAGTAGTTCTGTCCCTGAATCTACAGCGTCTTGATATATTGTGTTAATATCTGAAGCAACATAGTTAATACCAGAATCTAACAATGGATTTCTTATTATTTCTGTAACATCGTTAGATATGTTAAGCTCTTCACCTTCGGCAAGATAAGAGTTTTTAATTATATTGTTATAGACGAAATCTTTAAACGTTACGTTGTATTGTCTTTTGTATTCGTCGTAAGTACCTAGCACTACACCTGCTTTTGGAAGCTCGTCTCTAAAAAAGTCGTGCATACCAGCGTCTGATATTGGAGTTAGCCCGTCCATAGATAATCTAAGCACAGCGCCTCTCTGTTTGTCTGTAAAATAAGCCCTGTATGATTCTGCAGAAAAAGACTCTGGATTAGTAGATATGCCGTAGTCTCCAACAAAAGGCGTAGCCTGTCCAAGAACGTTAGTTGTAGCCACAAGCTGAGGATTACCGTCAGCGTTAAACACTGCGTCTTTGTTAGCTAGTATTTTTATTACTCTATCTTCACAGAAAGCTATTAAGTCAGCTCTTCTTGAAAAAAGCTTTTGTATACTACCGTACGTAGGGTTTAAGTCTTTTGTTATTTTTTCAGCTTGTATAAATTGATTTAAGTTATTTAAACCAGAGCTAGCGTTATATAAACCAGAATATATTAAACCGTACTTGCGGTGCTCTTCCGAGTAAGGCTCGTCTAAAGTAGTAGAAGCTCTAGCGCCATTTTTAATAAAACTAGCGTTAAAGTCATCTTCAATTCTATTAGACTCTACGCCATCTCCAAAAGTAAAACAGTTAAACCAACCTAAACCTGTTTCTTGAGTTACGTCTACAACTCTATTAACTATAAACAGTCTTCTAAGACCACTTGCGCCTTGTCCGGCAGCTTGCATTGGCCCTAGTCTACATGTTGTAAAGCTACCATCAGGTCTATAAAATCTAACTCTAGCATCTACATAGTCTATTTCTACGCCATCAGCTCTTTTTTTATTAAAACCTCTAGCGTTTGGCCCAGCACCGTTTTCTTGCTGGCAAACAAATGCTAATTCACCGCTATCAGTGTGTTTCCACTCAGCAACGTGTATTGTTTCAGATATATTGTTTTCTCCAACTCTAGCGTCTGGCAAATCTACAAATTCAACTCTACATCCTATAGGCGCAAATTGATTAGCATTTTCTAAATTTAAGTAAGTAGGTATAGCCTGACTAGCCTCGTAGAATATGTTTAGATCTAAAGCTTCTTTTGGCTCTGTTTCAAAAACAGCTTCAACGTCTTTTATTAAACCAGAATTAACTTGAGCGTCAGAATCTACAAACTGCATTTTTTGTGACAAACTAAAGTTTATATCTGTCGCTGAACCAGCTACAGGGCTTTCACTTGCGTCAACTGGATCTTTATCTAGCCTTAATATATATACGGTTCTTCTATTACTAGCTTTACCAAAATCTACTATTTTATTTACTAACGCTGTATCTTCACCAGCGAGTGTGTTTGTTAGTTTAGCTTTAGCCCAAGCAACAGCAGCTTCTTCAACACTATCGCCGCCCCTAGCAATTTCATCAGTATTAGTGTAAACAAGTTTAGATCTCCAAGGAGTGTGATTATAAACGTGTTTTATAGAAACATCTAATATAGTATATAGCTGCTCTGTGGTGTCGTTTTGAAATTTAAACTTTTTGCCAATGGCTAGATTTTTTACAAAATCTTCTAAATCTTTATCAACCTGAGAAGCTGCGTCAATACCAACTTCAAGTTTTGATGGAGCAAACGTTGGGTCCCACTGTCTTTCGTGATGCTCTCTATATTCTAAGTCGTACCCTTTACCTACACCAGGTCCTGGTGCATCTCCAAGAGGATTTTCTTCTAGATAGTTTCCTTCAAGCTCAACAAATTTAACGTCGTTACCTTCGTCGTCTAGACCTAAACTACCTCCAAACTCATCTGTAAAGGCTCCACCACCCCATATTCCTTTTAAAAGGCCAGCTAGACTGTTTTCGCCAAATACTTCTACGTTATCTAAGTTAGCAGCTCCGTCAAAAGATCCGTCGTGTAAGTTCTTGCCAGGAGCTAAAAACGATACGTGCATAAAAAACCCACCAGCTTCTTCTCCGTATGTTTTAGTATTTTCTTGAGAATCAAATATCGACTTTTTCCAAACGTATTTTCCTTCGTCTATGTGATCAGCGTTTGATGTAATTACACCAGGTATAAAGTTTTGAACTGTAGAGCTCCAGTCTACAGTAGAAGCATCAGACTGCGACCACGTAGTTTCTGCGTTTAAAGACCAAGGGTATTCATCTTCGTCAGTGTTGAAGTTAGATTTCCATTCTACCTCGCCGTACTGCATTGGGTTAGCAATTACGCCTTGACCAGCCTCTTTAGCGTAGCTGTTGGAGCAAACGTTAGCCGCGGTCATAAACATGTTGTCGATAAAAAAGGCTTTATCTTTGTTTATCAGTATGTTATCCCACTCTGTGGAAGTATTAGAAACTCCATCGACTATATTTTCTGTTGCGTTGTTTGATATAACATTAGGTAGAGATCCTAAAGCCGGAGCGTTTAATATAGATTCTGTCTCTCCTGATCCGCCGGCTCTAGTATCATAAAACCAAAACGTTTCTCTAGATGAAGATATAAACTTATTTGAAGATATATTATTATTTAAGTTTAATATTTTATTTTTAATAATATCATCGGACTTTATCTTTACAAAAAACTTACCTGAAAAGTTTTCACCGTCTCTTAGCTGTTTTCTAAATATACTAAAAACCAAATCTTGATTTAAAGAACTAGCATCGTTGGCGGCTAGAAGAGCATCATCTTCTGTTATTTTTTCAGAAAGCTTCATTTTATAAGAAGTTCCTACAAACTCGTTGGAAATAACTTTATATCTTTTAGAGTGCGTAGTTACGCCTGAAGAAACTTGCTTCCAAGCCACGTACAATTCGTCAACATCAGAACTATTGTCAACTCCGCTGTTTCCATCTGCATCACCTATAGCTCTAAGTAAAGGTATGCCTACCTCTAAAGTGTTAGATCTATCTATCTCAATAACATCTGTTTCTTTATCTATTCTTCTATCTGCATTTGGAAATATCGCAGCATCCGCATCTGTATTTGCTAAAATATCATTTGTTGCACTATCTACATTAGAAGCTTCACCTATAGAAAAGTAATTGTAGGCTATAGAGTCAGGTGCTTCTGTAGATATGTCAATAACCTTGTACCTGCTTTTTTCTTCTACAGGATTTATTGTAGATGATGATACTCTTTTTAGTATTAGATAATCTTGCTCTGTTATTTTATTTATTTCTGAAGAAGGAAATGATAGCCAAACATGATCCTCTTTATTATCAAAATCAGTGCTTTGACTAGGTATATACAGCTTGTCCATTAACAAATTGTAGTATTCACCTGAAGTTTCTTTTATATAAAACTTAAAGTACGAAGCCCAGTCTGGAGCTTGAGTTTCTAGAGCGCCAGTAATACATAGCGGTAGATAATAGTTAGGGGTTGAATATCTCTCGTTTAACCAAGGTACTTTAACAGAGCTATTACTTGAAGAAAAAACAGGCGTTTCTCTTCCCTGCTCATCTCCCCATACCACTCCTAGCTGGTAATCTCTTAATGACTTTACTGTTTCAACTCCACCTAACTGTAAATCATTTTGCCTAGTGTTTCTTTTTTCATAGCTAGAGTTCAATATAACACTTTGCTTTAAGTCGTAGCCTTGCTTGTAGTTTGCATATACAACTCTACTACCAGATACCTCTTGAGCTTTAGCAGATTTAGGTACATTGTCCCAAGATCTAAGTAATTGATTTTCTGGTAGAGCAGCATATATATTTTCGGTAGTTATCAAATACCTACCTTTATTAGTTTCACTTAAAAAGTTTCCAAAATATATTTCTTCTACATTTTGAGCTGAGCCTGGTAAATCAAACTCTTTATCCTGACGCTTTACGTTTGCTACAGAATAAACTACGTTTGAGTTTTCACTTTTGTATAATAAATCAATTTGAATAACATCTTTTGGCATGTCTGATGGAACAAAATCTAACAACTCTACAGACTCTATAGAGTTAGCCATTGATGCATTTCTATTCTCTTCAATTGAGTAAAAGTTGGTAGAGTTTATCGTGTCTTGATGCTCTGCACTAAATACTACGTTAGTAAAAGGGCCGTAGGCAGAATACTCGCCGTCTTTGTATTTGTATCGGTAACAAAATCTAGGTAGAACTTTTTCAAATATACCTTTCTCTGACTTATTTTTGTTAGTGTTTATTTTTACGGTAGGTGGAAGTTGAGGTCTTTTTTTTATCACCGTAATATATTGTTCAGTGACAATTTGATTTTCTTCTACACCATCTTCGTTGACATAGCCTGACTTTACTGTAAAACCATTAACAATTAACTCTGTGTGTTTAAGAGTTGGCGTTTGAATTTGATCTGTGCCTAGCTTACTATCTTTTATATTTATTTTCTTTGGCTCGTTAAAACCGTCTGTCCAAAGTAAAAAATCATCTAAAATATTAATCCCAGTTATATGCGTGTTAGGAAATTTAAGTGTTGCGTTTGAATTTTTTTTGTTTGGATCAACAAACACCAAGGAGGATTTTTGTTCAAGATCGTCCCACTCTAATATTACATCTACGTTTTCGCTAGTAACAAACCAATATAGCCTGTTGTTTTTTTCGTCTGACACAGAGCCTATACATGAAGCGCCTTCATTTATAAGTCCAGGTTGCTGCAGCTGTATATTTCCTAATATATTTTGAACTGTTCCAACGTTAGATCCTTCAGAAGTAGAAACCTCAACGTTCATAGCGTCTCTGTACTCACCTTGAGGCACTAATCTTTCGTCAAGGTCTTTATTCATTTTACCTTTTAGAAACGTGTTTTTAATTTCAGCCATTTACTAGTGTTTTATTTGCTTAGACTTTCCTCTAAGTGTTTGGGTAATCTCTTCAAGCTTAATATTAGAAAGCCTTAGCTTAGCCTGCCTAGTAGCGGCAAACTTTTCTTTTTTTGCTCTCCTTACTACGTATTCTGGTATGTTAGCTTTAGAAGACAATACGCCATAAGAAATCCATTTATACATAGCGTCTTCTGCAAACTTATGAACTTGCATCTCTCCATCAGTGCCAAGACTATCGCTTATGTAATCTAATATTACAGTTTTTCCAGAAATATTAGAGCTAAAGTTTATTTTACCTAATCTTTGATCAACATAAAAAGAACCGTTAGTCTGCGCATGGGCTGGATCTAAACCATATCTTTCATCTGGTACCCTTTGATAATCATCGTTCTTGTAATCATCGTTTTCGTTTTCACTAGGTGTCATAGACTTAAAGCTAGTAAATGTAGATGATTCTTGCTCGTTAGTAGAGCTTATATTAGCTGAAGGAACTATAGATTCTAAAGATATGCCAGAAATAGTAGACTGAACAAAGTTATTCGTACTTACAGAAGAAACACCTCCAATATCGCTTTGACTTAATTCGTATGGAGCAATACAAACTATGACTAGGTAGGCTTGCTCTAAATTACCGAAATTTAACTCTTCATCTTCACCTAAAACTTTTTGTCCAGTTTCGCCAGCTGTCCACTCTATATATCCTAAGTCAAAATAGTTTGGATCTCTGTGTTGGGCGCTCGGCTGACCAGGCGCTGGTACTTCTCTAAGATTAACAAGTCCACTAGCGTCTGGAGTGTCTGGAGGGCTAGAGCTTAACCCAACTCTGACCGTAGTGGCAGGTTGAGCGTAAGTACCGGCGTTAGCTAACCTAGTGGCGTTTACAGGCTCACTTTCACTTCCATCTAAAACTAAAGTAGAAGCTGCGGCTGAAACCGCTGTTGCCGTTAATGAAGCCCCTCTATATTCAGAAACATCTATAGCTTTATAGCAATATGTTACATAAGATCCTAACTTAAATCTTCCAATAAAATGTTGTTTAACAACTACTTCGTCTGTATTAGCAAATATATGCGTAGCAGCATTTCGACCACCAGACTTGAAGCCATTAACAACCCAACCATTAGTTTTTGAAAGAACAAAAGAATCTATAGCTGTATCGTAAGCATAATCTCCGTCAGACTCTTGTGCTATTTGATAAGGGTTTGAAGTATGCCTAGTAGGATATAAAGGATGCTTAATACCAGCTGTGTCTACCCAACTCACTTTGGTATAGTTAACATAGTCTTTTGGAAGTCTCATTGTTAAACTAGGTGGCACGTCTATTTGCTGGGCTTTAAAAGATCTAAACGTATCAAAAGAAAGTTCTGCTAAAGCTCTATAAGCATGAAACTGAACATCTGTTCTATTTACTTTTGATATTAATTTTTCTTCACCAACATAAGCAACCATAAATTGACTAACAATATCGTCTATGGAAACAAACTGATAACCACCTAAGTCGCTACCTTCATAGTAATTGTAATCTGTATCGTTTATATAACCCATCTATTTATCTTTTTTGTTGCATTACAACATTATTGTCGGCTTGAGCAGCGGCTTGTGCTAAAGAAAATTCTTTAATAGCTATACCGGCTAGTTGAAGTATTTTCAATATTAAATTTCGCTCTTCAGATTTATCAAGTTGAAAGTTTTGAAGAGAATTATTATTGTTAGCGAATATGGCTTTTTCGTTAACTACTATGTATGTCCAGTTAGGATCTTTTGGAGCCACAAAGTACGATAAAACTACTCCTGTAGATGTGCTTGGATCATATGGCGCTACATATAATAAGTGGCTGGACTCGTAGCCTTTTATGTAGCATATAGGTCTATTAGAAGTAGGTCTGGTTAAATATCCACTATTTAAAATTTTAATAGCTTCATCGTGATCCAGCATGTCTGCTACACAACCGTAGTTTTGGTCAGACTTAGTAACAGATACTGTTGATAGTTTGTAGCAGTTTGTTGGAATACTAAAGGCTCCAGGAGCAACTTCTCCAGCTGGATCTGAAGTTAAAAATTTAGAAAGTTTTTGCTCTACTGCTGTTTGAATATTAGGAGTAAAATCAGATTCAGCTCCTTTTATACCTCTTCTAAATTGATCTAAATCAAAAAAATATTGCTCAAATATTTCCATCTGAGCTTGTTTGGCGAACAAGTTAAATTCTTGAGGCGTTATATATCCTCTTTGCTCTTTATTAGCTAACGCTAAAACTGTTTGATATACTGTGTTTATATTTGCAAGTTGTCCCGCCATTATGTTTTATTTTATAGTTAAGCAACCACCCTATAGAAGAGTGGCTGCTCTACTATATATGGTTACGCGTTTAAACGCTTTTCAATATTTGAATATATCTCCATACCTTCATCAGTTTTAAACCAATGTGCAAGAGCGGTGTATGGGTGTTCATCAAATGGTACAGTCATTATTTTTCTGTCGTTAGATCCCCATATAAAATTACGTTGATCGGCAGATAGTTTAATAATACCTTCTTCTACAGCTTTAATACCAAAGTTTCTGAGCTGTACGTTATCATCAGCCGCTAACTCTAAGAACAAAGCAGGATTGTTTCGAGCAAATAATAGCAAGTCTCTTTTAAGCTCCTTAGAACTCATGTTAGATACCTCTGATCCTTTCTCTACTCTCATTATAGCTTCAGCCATATCAATATCTATTTGTCTAGCCATTAATATTGCGTCTGCTTCCATTTCTAGTATTTCTATTTCACTAGCAGCTTCTTTTACAGGCTCATACTCATCGTATAGCTTGTCTTTGTCTGGGTGATATAAAGATAAAAGCTTTTGCAAAGTAGTTTTTGACTTCTCAACGTAAAGGCTACCGTTTCTAAAAACAATATGCTCTAGTCTTTGATCACCGGTCATTTCATCAACGAAAGGTGTTCTTTGATTTTGACAATACTTCAACTCTCTTTCGTAACCTTTTTCTTCATCAAAATAATATATGCCCGCAGACTTGATCATTCTAGACAATGGCTTTTTGTTACTTTTTAAGTTGTAAACCCTATCTTTTATTTCCCAAGTTGGTTTTTTAGGCTCAGGTTTAGCTTTTACTTTAACCTCAGCCATTTCGTTTGTAGCTTTTACTTCAGGAGCTACATCAACCTTTTTTGTTTCTTTTTTTGCCATGATATAATATAATAAAAATTAATAAAAAAAACTACCCCACCCGAAGGCAGGGTAGCTTAAAGTGATTTACTTCATTAACATAAAGTTGTTCGCACCTTGAGTGATCAAACATCTTTCAGTTAAGAAATGTAAATTCATTGCATCTAGAGAAGATGTAGCAGCTCCAACTGAACCAGTAGTCCAAGTCTTCATTCTACGATCATCAGTTTGAGAAGCTCTGTAACGTACGTGTAAGAACGGACGCTTGATAGAAGCACCAACAGTTTGATCATAAACAGATGAAGAACCAGCAGGAATAATGACTCCGCGAATAGCGTTAGAACCAGCAGCGGCGTTAATACCACCACGTGTAGACAAATCGTTTAAGTAACGGAAGTCAGACTTATAGAAGTCGTAAGATCCTCTACGGAAACCAGAGAAGCCTAAGTTCAATGCCATATCTTCAGAGTTGTTGAATACACCGTAAGATGTACCACCTGCACCGTAAGAATTCATAGAAGCTAACATATCGTCCATAGCTAGAGACGTAGCTCTATTTACAAACATCATGTTTTCTTCAATAGCACCTTGCTTGTCGAATTCAGCTAAGATAGCATCAAATTCAGCTAAGTCAGTAGCAGCGTTAACACCAGTAATACCTGAAGTTACGTTACCTCTGTCTTCGATAGCATCAAATAAACCTTGAGTACCTACAGCAGTATCGTTGCCAGCTTGACCTAAGAATGTATCAACACCGTTACTACCAGAACCTCTTACAGATTCTAACATAGACATTTCTACATAATCAGTAAAACGAGCTCTTGTATCAGACTCAGCTTTTAGATACCATAAGTATCCGCCTTGTCCACCTTCAGTAGAAACCTCTACCCAACCAATACGAGAAGAATCTGATCCAGATACTTCGTAAAAGTCTTTCATGATAATAGGCTTGTTAGTAAAAGTTTTAAAGTCTGGCTCGTTAGCGCCTCTAGACTCTACGTTAGCAGCAGCACCAGCAGCGTTGTAACCAACACCTTTAGCGTACTCAGAACCGTAAACTAATACAGTAGTTGCTTTTTCGCCAGCTAAAGCATCAAAAGCGACACCATCGTAAGCAGCTAGTGTTAACTCGTCGTCGTTATCTATAGAAGTAACTAAACACTTAAACACCCCGTTAGCGTTTGATACAAGTACAGTGTCATTTAATCTAACACCGTGTACAGCTAGTATACCAGAAGTAGCACCTGCCGCTTCATCAATATCAAATGTTAATCTAACTTTGTTCTCAGCAAAAGCGTGAGCTTTGTAAGATAAGTGTAGACGTCCTTGTTCAGACCATACAACTTGATCAGCCGTCATAGCTTCTTCAGCACTTACCTGTGCTAAAAAACCTGAAATTGTTCTTGGGCCGAAAACCTCAGCCTCTTTTTCCATTAAATCTGGAACGTATTGTTGACCCCAACCTGCGTTATCCGCAGAAGAAAGGTCTAAGTAATTTGTAGATAACGTTTGCTTCAACGAAGCAGGCACGCTATTCAAATTAGTACCTGGAGTAATTGCCATTTTTTTATAGTTTTAAATGGGTTAATAAATTATTTTCTGTTTTTAATTTTAAACTTAAAATCAGAAGAATTATCACCTAGCACTTTAACTTTCATACCGCTGTTATTAGGAACTCCGCCGAATTGTTGACGTGGGTTCATGTTAACGTTTTTAGATTTAGCTACACTTTGTTTTAAAGCGTCTGCTTTACCTTGCTCATAAAAGTGCTGCGCTACAGCGTCAGCGTTCATAGCTGTGAATAAACCTTTGTGATAACCCTTAGCATCTTGTATTTCATTACTTTCATTAAGAAACTTTCCTATGAAGTTATTAATATCGCTTTGAGTATCTTTAACAGCGTCAGCGTTCTTAACATTAAACCTGTACTTTTTATCTCCAACATTGTATTCAAAACCTTTGAAGTCTTTGTTGAATAATTGACTAGTCTTGTTTAAAAACGTTCTTTGCTGTTTTTCAGCTACTTTCCTGTTGTCTTCCGACTCCTTGTTATATCTATTAAAGAAATCAACGGCTTTTTGCTGATCTTGTGTCAACTTAGAGCCATACTTGATGTCTTCATAGTATTTGGATTTTACACTTTCCAAGTGGTTCTTTGCTTGAGCAACTTGCTCCTTCAAAGCTAATTTCTTTCTTTTTATATCTCTTTCCTCGTCTAGTTCTTCATCAAATGCAAATTGATCTTCCATCATGAAGTTTATTTCTTCTAAGTCTAGATGAGGTTTAGTTTGCTTATAGTATTCTTTTAAAAGACTTAAGTTGTCTAGACTTGAATAATCTTTGTTTAACTTGACATAGTCTTCTATATCACCACCCGTATCGTTCATAAAGTCAACTAACTTTTGAACGTTTTCTGGTAATGGTTTTCCAGTCTCTTTAGCTTCAGCTATAGCTTCTTCTACTTCTTCTGTAACCTGCTCAACTTCTTCTTTTACCTCTTCTTCAGTTACTTCTTCTAGTACTGTGTCTTGTGCTTCGGCTTCCGGCTGTACTTCTTCTTGTTCCGGTGTGGCGTCGGCACTTTCATCGCTTCCAACCACTCCTGTGTCGTCAGCTGGGCCATCTGCAGCTTCTGTTGTTTCTTCTGGTTTTTCATCTTCAATTGGTTTGTCTAAATCTATTTTGATTACACTGTCATCGCCAGCGCTTTCAAACTTACTTTCATCAACTGTTTCTACAGCTTGTTCTTGTGTAGTTTCTTCAACTACGTTTTCATTTTCTTCCATAATATAAAATATAAGTTAGTGTTATCTGTTAAGATCAATAGGTCCTAAATCAAATCCACCTTCAAGTATATCATTACTCGTTTGCTCAAAGTTTTTAGGTGGTTTACCTGATTTTCTTTGATCAATCATTTCTGACTGTTGAGTGGCTTGTATTTTAGTTCTTTCGTCTTTTCTGTCTTCTTTGGTTTTTTCTCTATCTTTTAGCACGCTAGACTCTAAAGATTTTAGTTGCATGTCGTACTGAAACTTCTGAGCAGCTAATTGTGCTTTCATTTGTGTTTCAGCTTGCATTTTACCAGCATCTAATTGAGACTGCATTTGCAATAATTGAGCCTCAGCCTGCTTTAAAGCTTGTTGTTTTTGAATTTCTAGTTGAGCGGCAGCTTGCTGCTGTTGAACATTAGCTTGAGCTTGAGCTTGTATATTCTGCTGTTGCGCTTGTTGATCTTGTTGTTGTTTTTTATTTCTTCTAAGTTTTAGCAGTTGATTAGCTACTTTAATATTAGATATATCTCTAAGATCTATAGCGTCTTCTATATCTATAGTTTTCTGAGCTAACGCTTGTTGTATGTTATTTTCTAATAAAGCTTTTTGTTCTTCGTCTGGAGCTAAATCTAAAAATATACCAAAGTCATACAAATGAAGTTCAGACATTTCTTTTAGCGTAGCAACATTGTGTACACCTATGCTTTGTATAAAAGCTTCTTTTGTAGGAGAATATTCTATAATGTCAGATATACGAAGCGAAAGCTTTTCCGCTGTTTCAGCTGTTAAAAATAAACCTGAATCTAATATATGTCGCGTAGCTGTATTGCTGTTTGCAGCGGCCATTTTTTGAATACCAACTAAAGCCCTTTCATCAGGCGTACTACCATCACGCGCTTCGTTAAGCCCGGTTACATCACGTATCATCTGTAGGTAATAGTTGTAATTACCTATTAAAGCATTTATCTTGTTGCCTCCTGATCCAGATGTTATTTCTTGAATAGGTACTTTACCAGGATTCATATCGCCTTCACTTGTAAATGATCTACCAATAACAGAACCTGTTTGGAAGAACATGTTTAAAGCTTCTTGTGGATTGTAGTTTGTGCCGTTACCTAAATCAACTTCTGCTAAACCATCGGCATCTAAATAAACGCCGTCTGGAACCATTCGCGACATTACTTGTTGTAATTTTAAATGAGTAAGCTGAATCATATCAGCAAAACCAGTTATACGCTTAACTAAAGATTCTATGCGACCTTTATACATGCGAGGCGCAACGATGCTGTAGTTCATTTTAACTTTTGTAAAATTACTCTTAGATCTCATCATGTTGTCAGACATCTCCCACTTTAGCAACTTGTTAGTGCCAAGTATCAAAGCTCCTTCATACAATGTTTCAATAGCCCTTTCAAGCTTTGAGAAATTACCTTCAACGCCTTCAGGTGGATTAAAGCTATCATCTTTTTCTATAAGCTTGTCAGCTCCACTTCCAGTTTCTTTTACTTTGTAAACCTCGTTCATATGTGTTTTATAATTAAAATATAAAACTTGAACTTTATTGTTGTCAGACTCTTCGTATCTAGGCCCGCTTTGATAAGAGTTTGTTTGAGCATAGCCAGACTGTTGTATTTCTTCTAAGTCTTCTTGCGTTAGGTAAGGAAACTGCTTAGCAAGCTCGTTAATAGGTATCGTCTTAACCTCTCCAACATAGTATATGTCATCGAAATATGGTGACTCAGTGTAGGAATAAACAAGGTCAGCTGGATCAACGTAGTCTATAGTAACGCCTTCAGACGTAGTGAAATCAGTTTTAACAGCGCCAATACCTAATACTGTTAAGTCGTAGTATAGCCTTTTCTTTATTAAGTCGTAATTATTACCTTCAAGCAAAACGTTTAAAGCTTGCTCTTCAGCTATTTCTACGGCTTGCTTGTAGTTTAACTGCATGTGCAGCTCTAGCTCTTCATTATTTTCAGGTAGAGTTTCAGGATCGTTTTGATACAAGTTGATTCCAAACTCGTCCGCCACGAAGTCATTCATTTCTTTAGCAGCCATATCATCAAGAATACTCTGCATGTATTCTGTTCTCTTAGAAACTCCATACTCGTCTTGTGAGTAAGCTTTTATTTCAAAAGCTCTATCAGCTATACCGTTAACTACAATATCAACAAACTTAGGGATTATTGGAACAGGTGTCCAGTCTAAGTTTAAATAAGATAAGTCTCCATTTATTGATAACTCGTCTTTATATTTTTGAACTGATTGCTCTCCTCTAGCATACAGTCTTAACTTGTGAAAGTCATTAAGGTTGTTTTGATACCTATTGTGATTTCTATCATTATGGAACCACTCTGTTTCTATTGCTTTCGCAACTTTTAACCCGTAGTCATAACTTAACTTTTCAGCATCGCTAACTACTTGACTTGGAAAATAACTCTTTACAACAGACTCTGCCATATTTTTATTTTATTATTCTTGATGTGTTACCAGTATTACTATATCTAGAAATACTTACATTTAATGGTTGCTTTTTATATTCAGCGTGTGGTCTATACAAGTGTCTGTTACAAGCCATTATAGCTAAACCAGAACTTATTGTTGCATCAAACTTTGTTCTTTTGTTTATGTCAAACCTAGCCCAGTCGTTTAATGTTTCGTTAAAGTAAATGTTACCGTAAACCCCATCGCCTTTGTGGCCAACGTGATCGTTGATATACATTTCTACAGCAGCTGCATGAGCTTGCTTTATATCTTCACTAGAGTTTGGTATTCCACCTATTTCTTTTTCAGTAACAGAAAGCTTATTCCAAACTTTATCTGGTCTATTCATACTAAAACCTCTATAGCCTCTTCTTTTGAAGTGATATAAAAGTCTTGGTTTGTTATTCTCTGCTAGTATTGGCATACCGTAAAATACGCAAGCCATTAATATATCTTCAAAAAATATTTCAGCGGTTTGTGGTCTTGCAATATATTCTAAGAACATATGGTTTGGCGGAGCGTCTTCCATTGAAAACTTTGTTAGTCCATGAAGAGATCCGTTGGATCCTCTACCATCAACAGTACCGCTAATATCATAACTATCGCAGCCAAAAGCACCCATATGTTCGTTGCCAGGATATTTAACTCCATTTTTAGTTATAAATTTGTTTTGAAGGTTTGACGGTGGTACCCAGCTTATTTTAAATCTTCCGCTAGGATCTGGATAAAATATAACTTTACTGTCTTTTATCCCGTTCTCCCACTGGAAGCTACCTGTTGTTACCGTTGAATCACTACCAACACCTTCATTATAATCTATTTGCTCGTATATCTTTATTAAGTTAAACAAGCTATTTTTTGCTTCATCTCTAAAAGCATGCTCTGTAGTTCTTGGAAATTGACGGTAAAACTCATTTAAACCATCTTGATCTCCTTTTAAACCATCAGCCTCATTATTCCAGTGATCAATAATACCTATGTCTATTAATTCACCATCGGGTCCGTGTACATCATGATCTGGGTTATTAAATACTGGTTGTCCAAACTCATCAATAAATCCTTCATAGTTCCATTCCATTGGGATAAACAAAGAATATAAACCAGACTTTGTTTGTCCATTGCGGTTTCTAGAAGTGACATCTGAATCATTGTACAATTTTTTAAAGTTATCTCCTCCTTTGTCTAGCGCGTTAGACGTTGAGCCCATCATGCATTTACCTACAACCCTAGCACCTAATCTAAGACAAGTTTTTGTAACTCGCCAGTTGTTAAGTATGTTGTCAGGTCTTTCCCACTTACCGCTTTCATCGTGTACTAACAGCGCTAATTTTTCACCATCATAGCTGTTATCACCTGTATTCTTCCAATCAATCGTTGTGTCAAGTCCCTTTATCTCTTCTAGCTTTTCATTTACCTCTATTTTTTTACGAGTAAACTTGCTCGCTGGCACACGATACGCTAGTTCAGACTTAGGTCTGTCCATACCATCTTGAATAGGTTTGAAGAAAAAAGGATAGTTTATAGATATAGGTACAACCTTGTCAGTAAACATCTTTTTAGCATCACCACCACTTTTAGATAGTATTCCATATCTACTATCACTCGATATTGTAGCTAAGTTAACGGTTTCAGCAGAGCTCATGAAAGAAAAGCCAGAACGTCTGTTTTTAAGATAACACATACCGTAACATCTTTTGTCAGCTTTACAAGCTTCCCAAAATATAAAAAATAATCTATTAGCCTCACGAAAGTCTGGAGCGCCTACATCTATTTTAGACCATTGGAGGTACATGTAGTGAGTTCCTGTAATATAAGTTGGAATACTAGCATTTTGAAACCAGAAACCCTCGTCACGTCTTTTGAATTCTTCATCTATATAATCGTACCATTGTTCTTTTTGCTCTTCAGGATAAGCTCGCCAATCAAATATAGTTTTTATTTTTTCAAGAACTTTTGGCTTTTCTATTTGACGCCATTTGTTATCTTCATTAGCGTGCACTGTTTTTGGAGCTTTAGGTAGAGCTATTTTTAAACCTTGTATTTCGTATATATCTCCTATTTTACCTGTTTTAGATATAACTACAATATCGTGATCTTTATCGTAGCCGTACTTCCACTTGTTGCCTTTATTCATTCGGCTAATAGTAGTTCTTTTTACAGGCTCTATTATTTTATATAGCGTTTGCTTGTAGCTCATTTAGATCTTCCTTCAGCAAATCCCTTAAATATTCGCTCTTCCTTTTTTTCTGGCTCTTTACCGCTGAGCATAGCTTCTTCTTCTTGGATGCGATTAAGTATTTCAAAAGCATCGAATATAGCTAACTTCTTTGTAGCAGCTGCGTTTTTAAGTCTATCAGCTGTAATATCATCACCACTATCAACAATAGCTTCTTTAGCTACTTTAATAAGCTCTTCAACTGCTCTATGCCCAGCTTGGATTATACTCTTTTTCGTCTCCTTGATATTCATATTTAATTGTAATAAACTTATTTAAAACTCTATAAAGCTTGACGCCGTCAACAACAAACTCGTACGTAGAGAAAGGTGTAAAACCTACAAGCTCGCCTATTGTGTTTTTGCCATCGGTATATTTAACAATACCAATACACTGCTCTTCAACATCTTCTGATAATTTGTTTCTTTGCTTAATCGGCTGAACAAAACAATACCCATTGCAAGCTTTCCACTTATCTTTTGATTTATAAAGAAATATTTGATCTTCTTTAACTAGATAAGTATTTTCATCAAAATAACTTCTGCTATTTTTTTCATTACCTTGTTGGTCGTGCCACCTTCTAAACACGTTGTGATGTACTATAACCTCATCGCCTACTTTTATTTTAGTTTCAAAAGCAGTGGGCACAGCGTTAACAATAGCACTCCTGTTTACGTATTGATGATTAAATATCTCAGTATTTAAAATAAGATCTTTATCTCCAACTTTTTTAGAATTGTTGTATCTTTCGCCTTTAGGCTCAATAACAAAATCAAATGGTGCTTTCACTAATATTCTAAGTTATACTCAACAGATACGGCCATGTTTTTATTGAAGTCTTTCCAAGGCAATACGTCTTTTCCTTTTCTAATGTATATAGAGTATTTGTCGTCTTCTTCTATTATATCACAAATAGTATGACCACCATACACTTCCTGATTAACAGAATAGTGCATGGAGTCAATTTTGTAGTCTTTCCCTATTGTGATTTTACGAATCAGCTTGCTCATCTTCTTCGTATTTTATAGTGCCATCTTGAATAGCGATATTACAAGTGCCATATTCATCTTCGAGAGCTTGCTGAAGCTCTTTGATAGCTCCTTGCAGCTGTTCGTGCTGATGTAAAATTTGATGCTTTTGAACTTCTAGTCTACCTAGATTTGCGTTGCTTTCATTTATTGCAGATACAATACCTTGCAGCTTTGTTAACTGCTCATCATTGATTTTACTTGGCCTAAGGTCTTTAACCTTTGCCGTCTTTCTTTTTGCCATAATTTAATTTAATTTAAGTTAATTGTTAGTTTTAATATTCAAAGCCAAATCTTAGAGATAATGGATTTTTAGGTACAACTTCAAAGTCGTCAGTTATAGCCGGAGCGGATGAAACGGTTATTAATTCTTCAGCCACAGCAGTTATAGTCATGTCAGCAGTAGCGCTCGCTCCATTAGTAGCGTTTGCAGCGTATATAACATCTCCAATAGTAAACACATCATCAGCATCGTTGCCATCTACGACTATAGTTAAGTCATCAGCAGAGTGAGTACCTGCTATCAATACGCCTGTTCCAAAGTTAAATGCAGCTTCAGCTATACCAGCTACATATATAGTTTGGTATCCAGCTCTAGTAGCTCCAGCAGGATCACCTTCTAAAACTAAACCTTGAAAATTAGGACTGGTATTCGTAGAGCTGTTACTTCCAAAAACGTTGTAAGAAACCATAGAGTCTAAAACAGCATCAGCTTGCTCTCCAAAGTCTATACTGTAATAGCCTATTATATTGTTTCTACATAACATTGAATTAGCAGCAGCTATAGCAGAATTTACTGTTCCTAAGCTAGTTGGCGCAACGCCGTTTATGGATTTAGCAAATACTAAACTAAATAGCTCTCCGGCTTGTTCAGCAGTATCAGTTCCCATTATATGACCTGAAACATCTTTTAGCTCTGCAGATCCTAAAGGAATCTCAAATGGTACCCAATCAAACATTAAGTCGCCAGCAGTAAACACTAAATTACCAAGTGTTATGTCAGGCTTTATTTCGTTAGTTTTATAATTTTTTGAAATCATTTTATTTTTCTTTTATTTGTTCGTTTTTCTTTGAGCTTCCACCGAAGAAGAAGTCTATTATTGTATTTACCTTAGCACTCATAGCGCCAAAGATTGTTGATATAAAGCTAATTTCAAATTCGCCTAGCTCTATTGATTTTGTAACAAAGTAATTAAACATCACAAATGTAATACCAAAGTATGCTACTGTAAACAACGTTGCTAAAACCTTTTGTATAATAGCATCGTCTTTATAAAGATCACGCGCATCTTTGCGATCTTCAACTTCTTTTGCAAAAGCTTCACGCTCTGCATCTAGCATTATTTGCTTTAATGCTAATTTAGCAGCGTCTCTTTCTTTATCTGTAGTTATTACTTTATCTAGTATACCTTCGGCGTTTTCAACTACCTTGCCAAATAAACCACCTAATATATTATTAACCATACGCGTTTCCGTTGTTTGCTTCTCTTTCCCAAGGAAATCCACCGTCTCCAGCCTCTTTAGCTACACCATCAACTATTATCATATCTTTACCGTTGATAGTTTGTCTTGGGTAAGTATTACCATTCCATTTAACGTAATCATCACCATACTCTAGCTTACCAGTTTTCATATCTGTAGAGTGTCTCATTTCGTGGTTGATCACTTGTTTTTCTATATCACTGCCAGGCTGTATTTTATTGCTAATGTAGATGCTACCATCCATATTAGCTTCACCCATAATACCAGGCTCTAGTGTTTTTCTAATAACAGGTGTTCCAGGTACAGACACGTCAGCATCTCCAGCTTCTTGACCAAATCTCATTTTCTTTGATATTTGCCCGTTTACCGCTACTGGTGTTCTACCTTTACCTAGTTTAAATCCCATTATCTATCTTTATCTTTTATCATATCGTCTATAGCCTTGTTAAATACTTTATCTGTATATGATTTGTTATTGTAAAATACACTTCTCTCTGACACAGGCATATCTTCTTCACCTAATAGTATCCTGTATATTCTACTTATTAATTGACTGCATTTAAACGATGTCTTAAATATTGAGTATTTAATCGTCGTTCTGTTTCTGTGTCTCCACACTTCAATCCAGCCTAGCTTTCTTAGTTTATCCCACCGAGTCTTATCCCAGCTCATGGTATAAGTACCATCAATAAATTCTTGTCTTGTAAACCGTTTTTGACAATCTAAAAATATTAGAAGTTCAAGATCGGCATCTGTTAACCCGTAAGTCTTACAAGCCCACTTTCTAGTGAGCCTGTAATACTTTAGGATTTGTAATTCACGTAAATCGTGACTAGTTAATCGCACTTACTAAGCCAAAGTAATTTGACAAGCAGTAATTCCTAAATCAAACTGTCCTGAAAAAGGAACAATCCCATTAGCAACATCAGTGATAATTATAGGGCTACCTTTAAAATCAGAGTTTAAAGCAGCTTGCATCATTTCACATGCAGCTTTAAATTTACCAGAACCGTGTACTAATAGTACGTGATCGTCAGCAGCTGTACCAGCTAAAGATTTAAAAGAAAATCTTGTAGCGGTAGCGCTAATAGAATCAGCTCCTAAATAATTAGCAGCAGGTAAAATAACACCATCATTTTCTGTAAATGCTGTTGAAGCAGCGTGTGCGTTAGTTGCGTTAAGTACAGAGTGCGTACCGATAACTTTGTTGTCAGTATCTCCAGCTCCTAGGTAAGAAATAACTCGTACAACTTCACCAGCGTTCAAGTCATAACCAACAGCACTTGACTTAGCTGCTATAGTTAACGTACCATCTGAAGCGTGTAGACCTAAATCATCAGAGTGTATTCTAGTTACTTCGCCAGCAGCAACGTTAGCAGCAGCTGTAAAAGCAACGCCTGTATTAGCGTCTATCGTGTATTGAGTTCCTCTAGCGCTAGATTCAGCGCCATCAGCAGTTACAGTAACAATCAAGTCTGTAGCAGCTGTTCCTGGGTTTACTATGTTTCCAAAGCCGTCAGCGGCGTCAGTTAGATTTACAGTGTTTGCGTCACCATGACCGGAGTCATGTACAAAGTTACCTGCAATAGTAAAGCTCTGCTCTCGGTAACCCATAAATCTTAAAAAGTTTTTATTTGCGTTCATTTTTTTAGTTTTTATAAGTTAATATTAAACAGCAGAATCTACTGTACATCCAGTTATATGCTCGCTACAGAACACGTCGTTAGCAACATCAGCTATAACTTGGAATCCATCTCCTGGATTAGCATTAATAGCAGTTACTAAATCGTCCATAGCTTCTACTAATTTACCTTCTTTTACAGCTAAAACAACTGAGCCTCTACTATTACCATCACCTACGAATCCTTCGCAAGTCAAGTAAATAGCATCAACATCAACAGTTCCAGCAATAGCGCCAATAGCAATACCTAAAACTGTAGAAGCAGGTATCATCATAGCTTTGTCATCAGCAGCTGGTTCAGCTGTGTGAGCGTTGAAATATAAATAATTTTCTCCTTTCATAGTTTTACGATGCCGTTGTTATTACGAGAGTGTTTGTTCCAGATAAGAAGTTTTTAGCTTCTCCTGCAAAGTCAGTTTGAAAAAACAAACCACCTCTTGGGTTAGACAATACTGCAGTTAATTCCTGCATTAATAATTTCACGTTAGATGTTCCCATTGTAATAGCAACAGTATCATCTGTAGCTGCTCCGTTTCTAGAAGCAAAATGTAAAGTTACTACAGCAGAGCCCGTTACATTTGCACCTAAAAAACTAGAAGAGCTAAACATTTGACCATCGCCAGTAGCGTCAGCCGCATCTGTTCCTTCGTTGAAGAACAAATAATTTTCATTGTAAGCCATTTTTTAAAATGTTTTGATTAATAAATAATTTGTTTGTCGTCTGTGTTTTATGGACTACAGTCTGCGGTTTAGGTTTAATCAATTAATACAACGTCCATTTGTTTGATAACGCCGTAAAAATTATCTTTATGCTGAATCCCATGTCCAGCGTGTTTGTCATAATAAACCACATCACCTTCGTTAATACCTTCTACAAGGTTACCAGTTGATATGACTTTTGCTTTTAAATACCTATTGTCCTCATTGACCTCGTCAGTAAGGATTAATCCACCAACTTTTTTAAGCTCTTGTTTAATTGGCTCAATCACTAAATAATGATTAACTGCTTTCATTTACTCGTATGTTTGAAATTACACAGTCGGCGGATATAATAGTAGTTACAACAGATACAGCATTTTTAAGAGCCGTCTTAGTTACTAACACAGGATCGATGATACCTTCTTTAACCATATCAACAACTTCACCGGTTACAACGTTAAATCCATGACCTTGTTCTTCTGGTAAGTCTACGTGAGTTGGCATACCAGCGTTATCTAATATAGTCGCCATTGGGGCTACAATAGAAGAAAACAATGCTTCTTCACCTACGTTAGTAGGTTCGATTTTTTTCGCCGCATTAAAGAGGGCAATACCACCTCCTGGCACTATACCTTCTTTCAAAGCTGCTTTAGTTGCGTATATCGCGTCTTCAACCCTATCCTTCTTTTCTTTGAGCTCGACTTTAGAGTCAGCGCCCACCTTGATGATACCAACTGAACCTGATAGCATAGACAATCTTTCTTCCAGCTTCTTTTTAAAGAAACCACTTTTTTCATCTGCAATGAGTTTTGCGACTTGGTCAATCCTATCTTCAACATCTACTCCTTCTAATATTGTTATTACTGTATTATTAATATCTGTAGTTGCATACTCAGCTTCTCCTAGTATATCTAATGTTATACCATCTAAATCATCACCTAGTTCTTCGTTCATTACCGTAGCGCCGGTTAGTGCAGCTAAGTCTTCACATGAATCTTTTTTAGTAGGGCCAAAGCCAGGCAGGTCAATAATGTTAACTTTAATGTTACCTTTTACTTTATTCATTAAAAGTGCCGACTTTACCTGTTGTGATACTGGAGCTACTATTAGTAAAGATCTGTTAGTTTTTATAACATGCTCTAATATACCTTGTATTTTTCGTACATTAGGTATTTCGGACATGCATATTAAGATTAATGGGTTGTCTAGCTCTGCTTTTTGCTTCTCTGTAGCCGTAGCAAAGTGAGGTGACGTTAATGGTGAGTCAAATTGCACACCATCAACAACCTCAACGTAAGTTTCTTCAGTTTCTGACGTTTCCATGAGCACAACACCGTCTTTACCAACAGTAGTGTATGCTTCAGCTATGATTTTACCGAGCTTTTCATCATTATTACACGAAATAGCCGCTACGTTTTGCAACATATCGTCGTTTACGTCAATTTTGATAGTATCAAGGTAGTCATTAACCTTTTCAAGGCCTGAGTTTATACCTGTTTTTAGCTCTCTTAGTGAATTTTGCTCAAATCTTGGTGAGTTTACTGTTTTTAGCAGTGATTCAGCTAACACCGTAGCGGTTGTTGTGCCATCACCTGCTTCTTTTACAGTATTTCGGGCTGCTTCTTTGATTAAAGTTGCACCCATGTTTTCAACCGGATCATATAAGACTACGCTTTCTGCAACGGTTACACCGTCTTTTGTTATGACCGGGTTGCCTCTAGCATCTTCATAAATAACACACTTTCCAGAGGCGCCTAATGTAGACTTTACGGCAGATGCCAGTTTGTCTACACCAGCGATTATTCTATTCTTGGCATTGTCGCCAAAGTTAAGATC